GAAGGCAAAATGTCACAGAAACAATTTGCTGATAACTTAGCCGGTGTTTGGGCATCATTACCTAAAGAATCAGGTAAGAGTGTATATCATGGTGATTCAATGGGTAACAAGGCAACTGTTACTAGGAAACAGTTGGAAGAAGCTATTAGTACGCAACCTGTTAGTACGCAAACCGCTGATGCTCCTAAGACAAAAACCGCTGATGCCCCTGAGACAAAAACACAAATTCCAGGAGCCAAACTAGGTGGCATGTTATCAGGTCCAGCTAGCGGGTATCCTGTAATGTTACATGGTAATGAAATGGTAATTCCATTACCAGATGCTACCGGAATATCACAGGTAGCAAGTCAATCATTGGATAATCAAACAAAAAACACATTTTCAAGCAGCCAGCAATCAAGTACATCTGCTGATGCAGTATTAGCTCTATTAGCCGAAAAGTTAGATAGTGTTATTGACTATTTGCGTAAATCAAATGACACCCAAGAAAATATATTAACTTACACTAAAGCATAATAGATAAATACAATACTATGTCATATAAAAAGCGTTTTCAAGGTCCTAATGTAACCGGTCAGATGAGTCCAATTTCAGGTGCCAACAGTAATAGTGGTGCTTGGAATAGTGGAGGAGCCGGCGGTGGTACAGGTGGTTACAATAATCAAGATTTTGGCTATAAAAATTATCAATCAAGATTGCCAGAAGTATATACTGGTCATCCAAACCGTATTGAACGATATAACCAATATGAAATGATGGACGTAGATGCTGAAGTAAATGCATGTTTAGACATTATTGCAGAATTTAGCACACAAAAGAATGAACATAATAATACCCCATTCGAAATAGAATTTAGAGAAGATCCTACTCCGCATGAAGTTGATATTATTAAAAAACAACTTCAACAATGGTGTAAACTAAATGAATTTGACACAAGAGTATTCAAGATATTTCGTAATTCAATCAAGTACGGAGATCAAGTATTTGTGAGAGATCCAGAAAACTTTAAGCTTTACTGGGTTGATATGACTAAAGTTACTAAAGTTATTGTTAATGAAAGTGAAGGTAAAAAGCCTGAACAATATGTTATCAAAGATATTAATCCAAATTTACAAAATTTAAGCATAGCTGAAAAAACAACAACTGATTTTCAAGCACAACCCCCGACAGCAGGATATAGCGCACCATATAGCTATACAGTACCAAATGAGCCATATGGTACTACAGGTAGTCGTTTCACATTAGGATTAAACGAAGCTGCGATTGATGCTAAACATGTTGTGCATTTAAGTTTAACTGAAGGTTTAGACAGATATTGGCCGTTTGGTCAATCAGTACTTGAGAACATTTTCAAAGTATATAAACAAAAAGAATTGCTTGAAGATGCTATTTTGATATATCGTATACAAAGAGCACCTGAGCGTAGAGTATTTAAGATTGATGTAGGTAACATGCCAAGTCATATGGCTATGGCTTTTGTTGACAGAATTAAAAATGAGATTCATCAACGAAGAATCCCAAGTATTCAGGGTGGGCAAAGCAGTTTAGATGCTTCATATAATCCAATGAGTATTAATGAAGATTATTTCTTTCCAGTTACTGCTGATGGTCGTGGAAGTTCAGTTGATGTATTGCCCGGTGGACAAAACTTAGGTGAGATTGATGATTTGCGTTATTTTAATAACAGATTAGCACGTGGATTGCGAGTACCAAGTAGTTATTTACCAACTGGCCCAGAAGATTCACCTACACCATTAAGTGATGGTCGTGTTGGCACAGCAATGATCCAAGAGTTTCGTTTTAATCAATATTGTGAAAGATTGCAAAAATACATTAGCCAAAAGTTAAATGATGAGTTTAAGTTGTTTATGCGTTGGCGCGGTCTTAACATTGATAGCGGTTTATTTGATATCAAGTTTAATGCACCACAGAACTTTGCTGCATACAGACAAAGTGAATTAGATAATGCCCGAGTAAGTGTTTTTACATCAATGGAAGCGTTTCCTTATATGAGTAAACGATTTGCAATGACTCGATTCTTGGGATTGACCGAAGAAGAGATCGCAGAGAATCAAAGATTATGGTTAGAAGAGCGTGAAAAACCAGAAGATAGTGAAGCCAGTGGTAGTGATTTACGTAGTATCGGTATTAGTAATGGTGATTTAGAAACTGATACTGAGGCAATTGATGAGATACCAGATGAAAATGAAATGGCTCCTGATCAAGTTCCAGCAGATATTGGTCCACCGGTAGCAGCTCCATCAGGCATAAGTGGAGCCGCAGCTCCAGCTCCCCCGGGTTAAAAGATAAATACTTTTATGAAATTATTTGAAATGTATGATCAACCTATAGAAGGTTTTCAAGATGTTGGTGCTGACAACAGTAAACCTAAGTGGAAAGAATTTAGAAAAACTAAATTAACATTGAGGCAAATCAATAAATTACGAAAAATGAATGATGTTCGTAACTTTGAAAAAGCACAGAATCTAAAAAAGATTCGCAAACAATATACACCGGTCGAATCTTCTGCACCGGGCTTATAATAGAAATACCCCTTATTCCTAACAAAAACGCAAAAAAACAGTAGTTAATTGATACTTTTGTGTGATAAGCACTAAGTAAATATTACAGAGCCATTAAACCTAATAGGAGAAAAAACAATGGATAACAAAAAATTTGAACAACTAATTGATTTGATCATCAATGAAGACGAAGACAAAGCAAGAGCTTTATTTCATGATATCGTTGTAGAAAAATCACGTGAGATTTATGAATCAATGATGGATGACGAAGAAGAAGAAACCGTAGAAGAAGGTTTTGACATGTCTAATGAAGAAGAAGAAATGGATGAAGGTCATGACACAGTTGATAGCCTATTAGGTGAAATCAGTGCTGAAGAAGAGGGCATGACTGAAGAAGAAGACGAGTTTGCTGACATTGAAGTTAGTGACGAAGATGGTTTGGGTGACGAAGAAGGCATGGGCGAAGAAGAAAATCTTGAAGACCGTGTAGTTGACCTAGAAGACAAATTAGATGAATTAATGGCTGAATTTGAAGAGATGATGGGCCATGACGAATCAGACATGGGTGACGAAGAAGGTGAAGAAGACTTTGGCGGAGAAGAAGAAATGTCTGGTGAAGAGAGCGATGAAGAAATGATGGAAGCAGTACAACTACAAAAAGTTTCTGTAACACATGGCGACAACGGTCAAAACACAAAATCAATCGTAAGTAGCGGACCAAAGGTTCCTGGTAACGGCGCAAAAGCAGTATCAGCAACTGGCGGAGAAGCTAAAGGCGGTACGGTAGCAGCTCCTAAAGCGATCCCAGGAACATATAAAAATGCTCCAGGACAAAAAGGACAAGACTTAACACCAGCTCCAAAAGCAAAACCAGGTGATGACGGTCAAAATACAAAATCAGTATTAGAGTCTAAAAAGACTACTAAGAAAATCATTAAGAAATAAGAGCCTTAAGTAATGGCATTGTATCTAAAAGAGCATTTAACTTTCGACCGCGCAAGTATGGTGGTCGAAAGCGTAAGTGAAGGTGATAAGAAAAGCCTTTACATGAAAGGCATCTTTATTCAAGGTGGGGTAAAAAACGCCAATGAGCGTGTTTATCCTGTTTCTGAAATCGAATCAGCCGTCAATACTCTAAATGAACAAATTACAACAGGTTATTCTGTTTTGGGTGAAGTAGATCACCCTGATGATTTAAAAATCAATTTGGACCGTGTATCACATATGATTACATCTATGTGGATGGATGGTGCAAACGGATTCGGCAAGTTGAAAATTTTACCAACTCCAATGGGACAGTTAGTGTCTACTATGTTGGAGAGTGGTGTGAAACTAGGCGTATCTAGCAGAGGCAGCGGCAACGTTGATGATGGTAGTGGCCGTGTAAGTGACTTTGAAATAGTCACTGTGGATATTGTTGCTCAACCAAGCGCACCAAATGCTTATCCTAAAGCAATTTATGAAGGTCTTATGAATATGAGACATGGTCATAGAGTATTAGATATGTCAAAAGATGCACAGAGTGACAGAAAAGTACAAAGATACCTAAAAGACGAAGTGGTTCGTCTGATTAAGGATCTTAAAATCAACAAAGGGGAATAAGCATGGTATTAGATGCTATCAAACCATTACTTGAAAGTGGATTAATTAACGAAGAAACCAGTGTCGCTATAAACGAGGCATGGGAATTAAAACTTAATGAAGCCAAAGAACAAGTACGTGCTGAACTAAGAGAAGAGTTCGCACAACGTTATGAACATGACAAAAGCACAATGGTAGAAGCCCTAGATAAAATGGTTACAGAAAGTATCTCAGAAGAAATTGAAGAATTTAATCTAGAGAGAAAAGCAATGAATGAAGATCGTGTTGTCGCAAAACGTAAGCTACATGAAAGTGCAGCAAAGTTCAATAATTTTATGGTAACAAAATTATCAGAAGAAATTAAAGAATTACGTAATGAGCGTAAACTACAAAATGAAGGTCGTGATAAGCTAGAACAATTTGTTGTTCAAGCGTTAGCAAGAGAAATTAAAGAATTCTCTCAAGACAAACAAGCAGTAGTTGAAGCAAAGGTTAAGTTAGTTGCTGAAGGTCGTAAACAACTTGAAACATTGAAAGCACGTTTTGTTGCTGAAAGTGCAAAGAGAATGAACGAATCTGTAAGTAAACATCTTAAGGGTGAATTAAGCCAATTGAAAGAAGATATTAAGACTGCTCGTGAAAACGATTTTGGTCGTAGAATCTTTGAATCTTTTGCAAGTGAATACAGTACTACTCATTTAAATGAGAAAGCTGAGACACGTAATTTGTTCAAACAATTACAAGCAAAAGATGCTCAGTTAGCTGAGTCCATTAAGTCAACCAAAGAAACTAAACAATTGGTTGAAAGTAAAGAACGTGAAATTCGTATTATTAAAGAAAGTAATCAACGCAAGAAGATTATGGACGGCCTATTAGGTTCATTGAACACTGAAAAAGCAACTATAATGCAGGATTTACTAGAGGGTGTCCAAACAATTCGTCTACAGGATGCTTTCGATAAGTATTTACCAGCTGTACTTAATAATGTATCAGAAAAAACAACAACTAAAAAGGCTGTTCTTTCCGAGAATATTAAATTAGTAACTGGTGATAAATCTGCCACAAAAAGCATTGAAGTCGAAGAACGCAACAACGTTATAGACCTTAAGCGTTTGGCAGGGCTTTAAATTAAAAGACATAATATAGGAGAAACATAAAATGTCAAAAGTTCTATTAGAAAGCCGTTGGGACGAGACCAAAGAAGCCCTACTTGAAGGCTTAAAAGGTAATCGTAGATCAACGATGGGTGTTATTTTAGAAAACACAAAAAAATCATTACTATCTGAGTCATCAGCTGGTACAACTACAGCAGGTAATATCGCTACACTAAACCGTGTGATTCTACCAGTTATCCGTCGTGTCATGCCAACAGTTATCGCTAACGAGTTGGTTGGTGTTCAGCCAATGACAGGACCAGTTGGTCAAATTCATACACTACGTGTACGTTATGCTCAGTCTTTAACAGACAACAGCGCAGCCGCAACAGGTGTAACAGCAGGCGAAGAGGCATTAAGCCCATTCAAAATTGCTCAAGCTTATTCTACAATGCCACAAAACGGTAGTACAGCAACTAGTTATACTGGTGCTAATACTGCAAGTTTAGAAGGCAATGGCGGTAAGCAAATTTCTGTACAAATCTTAAGACAAGCTGTTGAAGCTAAGTCACGTAAGTTACAAGCTCGTTGGACATTTGAGGCAGCTCAAGATGCACAATCACAGCATGGTATTGACGTTGAAGCAGAAATCATGGCAGCTTTGGCACAAGAAATTACTGCTGAAATCGACCAAGAGATTCTTTTAAGTCTACACACTTTAGCAACAACTGAAGAAGTATACAATCAAGCTACAGTATCTGGTACAGCTACATTCGTAGGTGATGAGCATGCGGCATTAGCGGTTTTAATTAATCGTGTTGCTAACAAGATCGCTCAACGCACACGTCGTGGTGCTGGTAACTGGGCAGTTGTAAGTCCACAAGCATTGACAGTATTGCAATCTGCAACTACTTCAGCTTTTGCACGTACAACAGAAGGTACATTCGAAGCACCTACAAACACTAAGTTTGTTGGTACATTGAACGGT